AAGAAACCAAAAGAAAAATGAGTAAATCACATATGGGAAGAATATCCCCAAAAGGAATGCTTGGTAAAAAACTTACAGAAGAGCAGAGGGAGCAAATAAGAGAAAGAAAAGTAGCAAGAGATAATAAAACTTGGGTAATGAAAGATCCGGAAGGAAAAATACATACCACAAATAATCTCAAATATTTTTGCGAACAAAATAATCTGACCGATTCAGCTATGCATCATGTAATTTGTGGTAAAAGAAATCATCATAAAGGTTGGACGAGGGCTTGACATCCCTTTATAAATCTTCTATAATAAAGTTGTCATAAAAACAAATCCAATTTATCCAAAAAATCCAAATGTCATTTGCAAATCTTAAAAAACAATCCAAACTAGGTTCTTTAACTGAAAAACTAGTTAAAGAAGTTCAAAAAATGAATAATAGTAGTAGTTCGGGGGATGAGCGTTTCTGGAAACTCGAATGCGACAAAGCAAATAATGGTTATGCGGTAATTCGCTTTCTTCCTGCTCCTGATGGAGAAGACCTGCCATTTGTAAAACTTTATAGTCACGCATTTCAGGGAACCGGAGGTTGGTATATTGAAAATAGTAGGACTACTATTGGAGAAAAAGATCCAGTTTCGGAATATAATTCAGGTCTCTGGAACTCTGGTATAGATTCCAATAAAGAAATTGCTCGCAAACAGAAACGCAAACTGACTTATATTTCTAACATTTATGTCGTAAAAGACCCCGCTAATCCAGAAAACGAAGGTGGTGTTTTTCTGTATAAATTCGGTAAAAAAATCTTTGACAAACTTACTGCAGCGATGCAACCTGAGTTTGAGGATGAGGAATCAATTGACCCATTTGATTTCTGGAAGGGTGCTAACTTTAAACTGAAGGCAAAGAATGTTGCCGGATATCGTAATTATGATTCGAGTGAGTTTGCCGTTCCCGGACCTCTTCTGGATGATGATGATGCTCTGGAGGCACTATGGAAGAAGCAGAACTCTCTTGCTGAACTTGTTGCCCCAAGTCAGTTTAAGTCTTATGAAGAACTGAAGACTCGTCTTGATTCTGTTCTTGGAACTAAAGGTTCTCGTCGTACTGATGAAGAAGTTAATGATGAGGATGACTATCGTGGTTCGGCACCATCACTAACCGAGGATCTTCGTGGAGAACTCAATAGTCTGAAATCATCTCGCTCTGTTGCGTCTGATGATGAGGATTTTGATGAATTGTCATATTTCGAAATTGATATAACTAAATAACTACGCCTTAACTGACTGCAATCTATAAGGTAGGAGAGGAGAAATCCTCTCTTTTTCATTATAAATAATAATGCAGTCAGTCAAAGAGCGGTTATGGAACTCAAAGAGTATCATTATGTCTATTACTCCTATGAAGAATGGGATAGGGGATATTTTGGTAGTAGAACTTGTAAATGCTTACCAGAAGAAGACATAAGATATTTTGGTTCTTATGCAGATAAAACATTTAAACCAACTCAAAAGATAATCTTAAAGGATGATTATGTTACAAGAGAAGAAGCATACACAGATGAGATTATCTTACAAAATTACTATAAGGTAGTTGAGAATCCACACTTTGCCAATAGGTCATATCAAACTTCTACTGGGTTTAGTCAAAAAGGAAGAATTGCTTGGAACAAAGGAATCCCTAGAGATCCAGAAACTATAAGAAAAATGAGTGAAAGTAGGAAGGGAAAACCTTCTTCCAACAAAGGAAAAAAGATGAGTTTGGAACATAGGCAAAAATTAAGTATTGCTTGTAAGGGCAGGAAGGTGTCAGAAGAAACAAAGAAAAAAATAAGCAAAACGACAAAAGGAAAAAAATTAACTGAAGAACATAAAAGAAAAATTGCAGATGCAAATAAAGGAACTCCAAAAACTATGACTGAAAAAAGGAAACAATCAGACATAGAAAAAGGTTTAAAGGCAAGAGGAAAACTGAAAAAAAAGTTTAGCGAAGAAACTAAAAGAAAAATAAGCGAAGCAACTAAAGGAAGAGTTCCTTGGAATAAAGGATTAATGGGAGTGCAAAAAAATCCAAGATCAATAAAAGTATGTTATGGTGGGATAATATACGAATCCATAAAAGATGCTATGGAAAAAAATAATAAATCACGGAATTATATTAAAAAATACGGAAATATGTTGTTATCTTAATTCAAGGCATCGTGACTCTTGTATTCTCGGTGCGAATTAACTTATCATTTACATACTGCGATGATTTATCATAAGTCATCGCTTTTCTTGTATCGTTAATTACTTGCTGAAGATATGAAGGTCTAAGAACATAGATATTTCTTTTTTTATTATTTTTTCTGGTTTCATACACATAATTACTGATTCCTGTGACAGGATTTAATGTCGCCAAGTAATCATTTGGTTTTGGAATCGTAAAGTTATAATCTACGACCTTACCCGCTGGAAGTATCAATCTTCCATTAGAATCTTTGACCTCTGTGGTTTCATAATGATGTATGGCATTTAGATCATTTCCATAAACTTGTTCCGCATATGTGTATAAGTCCTTATTAGAAAGAGGCCATTCATCCCTGACATTTATAATACCAGCACCAATCAATACAACCCAATCATATTGAGAACTTCCATAAAGTTCTTCTGCGACTGTATCAGGTCTTGCTCCTTCTTCAATTTCATACTTATTGAATATGGTGAAAACATTCTGTAAATCATCACGAAGTTTTACACGACGAAATACATTTTTTACCAATAAGTATTCATCAGATCCCCTACTACTTGATAGGAATGATTGGTATTCTAGGTTTGGTAATTCTCTGAAATATGACATTTTTTTAGAATCCTGTTCCTTGACTTCCTGTACCTGTTTCGTAATCTTCTGCGTAAATTGGAGTCAGTTCTCGAAATGTTAATGCCATAGTCATATGAACCGGCGTGGCATCTGAATAAGTCGCATAAGTTCCTGACCCAGTATAATTTACCGTTATATTCATAAGAGCGCACATCTTAAATCTATTTAGATATGGATGTGGGCTTCCTCCACTCATATATTCTATTCTAAAAACTTCGGGTGCCTTAAGAAACAATCCAGCGGCACCCTCCGCTACTGTACCTTTTTTTGCGGCGCTGTGTATTTTAAATTTTCTAATTATATTCTTAACCTCCGTTGCTTCTCTTTCAGAACGAGGAACAATATCATAGGCAAAAGTAAATGGTTGTCTCAAAGTAATCCCACTAAAAAGTAATTCAATATTTGAGTTAAATACTGCTCCAGCAAACCTTGAAGTAAATAGTGATGTTTCCGTATTTTTTCCGGAAAGTATATTTGCCATCAAACCTGTGATTGCTCCCTGTGTCATTCTTTGTGTTGTTCCAGAAGAGGCGGCTCCTAAAAATTTTTGGAATCCTGCTCCAACTTTAGATTTAATCTCTTCAAAATTTCTAGATGAAAGTAACCCTTCTCCGGCAGCGGCAACTGCTGCTTGTAAAGGTCCCATCGAACCTTCACCCCATGTCACACTATTACTATCTTGTATATTATCGGGAATTGGCAGTATAACAGTCCCCTTTTGCTGTGGTCTATCATTCGGGTCTCCTACATTACCATATACATCATCAGAAGATCTTAAGGAAAGTGTGCCTGGACTATAACCAAGTCCCGGTGCCACATACTGAAGAAAAGTAATTTTTAAATAATCATCAGATGTTGTGAGTTTTGTAAGTGGATATCTATAAATAAAACCAGCAGAGATTGCCATTTATCTTTTTTAGTTATTTATTCTAATTTTACTTGTTTTATTGATTCGCCTATTTCCCATAAAGTTCTTTTTCTGTAATTACTCTAAAGGTCCATCCTTTGTCCTTACAATATTCTCTTGCTGCTTCCCATTTTGATTGGTTCTTGGCGTACTCATATGCTTCATAGATATATCCTTTGGTCTGCCTTTTTGGTTTTGGTGGCGGCATCGTTTGCTTATAAGGTTTAATCTCAATCAAATATTTTTTAATGCTTCCATCTGGTTCCTTGACTTTTATATAAGCATCAGGAAAATATCTATGAACTTTACCATCTATCGGGGAACGATAGGGAATGGCAAGTTCTTCGGAGGCATATTCTAAAATGTTTTCATTCGTATCACAGTATTTGAGAAACTTCAATTCCCACAGAGACCGGTAGATAATATTTGTCGGGTCTCCAACATACTTTTCCGGAAATGATGGTTTAAACTTTCCCTTATAAGACATCTAAATACTTATACTATTAAGACTCATAAAAGGTATTTAGAGTGCCTAGTATCCGCAGAATATCCGACTTTAAACCACTATTTACCAATTTAGCACAAACTTCTCATTATCAGTTAATATTTGGCGGTCTTCCATCAGATCTACAAAGTTACCTTATAAAAAGAGGAGTTTCTCCATTTTTTATTGGTGAATCTGCTGGTCTTTTGTGCTATAACGCATCATTACCTGCGTCTAATCTTACTACCAAAACTGTTGATGGAAATTTTACCGGAGTTTCTGAAAACTTTGCCGTTGCCAGAACATATGGAGAAATAACTCTTGATTTTTATGTTGATTCGAACTACTTAATGATAAAATTTTTAGAGTCTTGGATGGAGTTTATTTCGAGTGGGTCTCATAATCCCATAGGAAATCAATTCGCAGGTCCCGTACATCAAGGAGAATCAAATTATTTCGTAAGAATGCAGTATCCGGAAACTTACAAGACAAGTTTTACTAAAATTATTAAGTTTGACAGAAATTATGAATACTTTAATCAAATAGAATACACTTTTGTTGGACTTTGGCCTGTGAGTATAAGTCCTCCGGCAGTTGCTTATAATCAATCAGATGTGTTAAAGATTTCGGCAACTTTTAAATATGATCGTTATATTGCTGGTAGAGCATTAAGTTTGAATAGATTTATTGGTAATGATAATAATCAGGAAAGTACTGTCAAGAGTAATTCTACTGGAACTTTAGTCCCAGTTAGAGGAACTAGTGGTGTTGTTTTTTATGATCGAAGTATTGATACAAAAACTAC